AACTGCTGGTATAGCAAAAGAACAAAATCTTTTTGCCAGCGCATTTGCATATTTGCAAAATACAGTTAAGAGTAACCGATTATTGGTTGCACTTATTTCAGCAGTGGGAGGTGTGCTACCAATTGAAGGTCGTGTCACGGTAAGTGCAGGTGTGTTAGATACAATGACACACAAAGATTGCGACCATCCACACCACGGTCACGGTAGAGAAAAGATGGGCATTGTAGATTATCTTTCTACTCACCATTATTATCTGTGGAGCCCGCTTGAGAAAACAGTAATTTTACCAATTGCTGCTTTTGGTCTAACATATGCCGCATGGATGACCATGATTTGGCCATTGTTAGCAGTGTCATTTGCACTTATTGCAGGATACATTTATTTCTTTGTTAAAGAAGAAGACATACACATTCCGCATACAGGCGATTTTAAAATATCGTCAGTGCTAAGGAATGTTGTTCCTTTCTTTGCCGCAATAGGAATTTATATCTATACCGAAGGTAATGTTTTTACTATTTTTGGATTACTTGCACTTTACTATTGTTTCTTAACTCAAACATGGGACTATAAGAAATTATTAGGATATATCAACTGGCAAGTTATTTTAGTAGTAGCCATTGCTATTGCACTTGGAAATTATTTTAAATCCAACGAAGCACTATACAAGACATGGATAACAGGATCGGCATTAGATCCAGCTACATTTGTAGGTATGTTAACTATTAGTGCAATTGGATTTGTTGCCAGCTTCTTAATGGGAAGTAGCGGAAAATATGTTGCATTTGCTGTATTAATGGCACAAGTATTTGGCCCACAATATTTTGTATGGTTCTTTGCAGTAGATTATGCAGGTTATTTGCTAAGTCCAACACATAAATGTGTAGCTGTCGGCAATAGATACTTTGGAACACCGCTAACTACCTACTATGCCGCATTAGGTACATGGGCAGTATTGCTAATAGGCACCGCAGGATTGTTGACTTACTTTTAATAAATACTTGGTTAAATCAACTTTATAATTTAGCAAAATACTAGTCAATAAATAACAGAGGAAGATACAAGTGGCAATTTTACCAGCAACGGGTTCAGCAATTAAAATGGGAGGCGTTAAGCAAGCCTACTCTAATGTTGCGCCAGCTGCTGGCCAAAATATCTCACTTACTGGAACATTAGGCGCATTTATAGGACGGGCATCCGGAATATCAACGCCGTTCTCAGCTACCTTCGGTGGCAGAACAACGCCTTACACATATTCTTAAACTGGATAAACATGACATTAGATATTAATCGATTACTTTCAATTGCAAACGCTGGCCAAAGCCGCTGGGAATTAGACAATGTAGTTTGGAATGAAAGAACAACAGATCCTGAAACATTAGTTAAATTTTTAACAAGGATCGAACAGTTAGAATCACTAACTGACATTTCAGAACACCATGCATCTGAATTAGCAATTCTTAAAGAACTTGCTAACAACATGGATCAAGCAGAATGCGAAGCATTATTGGCAACTGACGACGAAACAGCACAATCTCAATTTATTGAAAAAATTGCAAGACGTGGCGCATTAGAAACACTTTGCAATAATAAAATTAGTATGGAAACTATGACACTTATGTGTAAATTAAATCCTAATGATTTTATTCTTTCAGCAAAACGTAGCCAAGATATTATCAATGCAATTCGCGAACTTGTTATTCAAGGCGAAACTTTAAGTACAGATGTAGCTGGTGCATGAGCAAGAGTGTTTTTGCCTCTAGCCAGTGGAGCCTAAAAAAATCAAAGCTGGCCGTATTAGTACCTTGCAGAGACATGCTACATAGTGCATTTAGTAAATGCCTTGTAGAGCTAGTCAAACTTAATACAATGAACAACATCGATACTCATGTGGTATACGATGCTAGTACTGTATTGTTAACACAACGTGAACGTCTAGCCATGGAAGCTCAAACAATAGGTGCAGAATATATGCTATGGTTAGATAGCGATATGGTATTCCCTGCAACTACTGCTCTGAGATTATTGGCACACAAAGAAGATATTGTCGCCGCAAACTACATACGTCGACAACTTCCTGCTAAAGGAGTTGCTTATCAAACAATCGGAGATTGGGAGAACCCATTGCCTTTTGAGCCACAGTCTGACTTGGCAGAAGTAGAAGGCATTGGAATGGGATGTATGCTAATGAAAACTAGCATATTAAAAGAAATGCCGCAGCCGTGGTTTGAATTTAAATGGACGCCAGAAAGCAAAGATCACTTAGGTGAAGATATGATTCTTTGTCAGAAAATGTCCGAGTTAGGCTACAAGGTAAAAGTAGATACTCAGCTTAGTATGGAAATGAGACATCTCGGTACATGGGCGTTTGGCCCAGACTTAATCGAGTAAATCTAACAACAATTCTAGTTTTGCTCTAACTACACGGTTAGCAAAACTTGTCTTAACACCTTGGTGTAGTGGCTTAGGCCAATTATCAAAACTACACCAAGCGTATCCCGAATGTTCACTGTTTAATTTTGGAATAAATTCGCTGTCAACCATTACTACATAAGTGTTGTATTGGAAATTTTGATCGTTGCTAGTGAATAATTCAAGAGGAATAGTTTTTCTGATATTATCTACAATACCTATTTCTTCTTCAATTTCTCTTTTAAGAGCATCAAATGGAGTAATATCAGATGGCTCTTTTCTTCCTCCAACTAACCCCCACGTACCAGCAGTCTTTCCTTGTGTACGAAGTACCAACAAGAATCTGCCTGTATTTTTTGCGAGAAATAGTCCACCACTACAGACTATTTGATTAGTTAAAGTATTATTCTCCATGCTTGCTTATCGTAGATACCTTCAAAACTCTTTGCCCAGGATCCGTTAGCCCATTTGTATTGGATGCCTGTGTATATGTTAGTTATGTAAGTAATCTCGTTAACCTCAAGAGAATTGAATACTATATTCCACGTTGTGCCATTCCACTCAATAATATCATTAGCAGTAGCAGTGAATCCGTCACCGTTGCCTTGTAGCCATGCAACTGGTCCATCGGTAGGATTGCTGTTAATGTTTTCTAGTATTAGATATCGTGTTCCAGCAACAGGAGTTCCTGGATTACATGTATCAGGATTTATAATTGCATCAATTGTTCCGCGTGATCCAATAACTGTGTTAGTAGGAATTGTATCAGGATCAATGTTTAACAACATCCTGCGTTCGTCAAACGGATCTAAGCTAATATAAGCAACAACTTCTGTATTGTCTGGTTTTAATAAACGAATTTGACTTAAATTTGCTCTAAATTGACCTGGGTAAAGATCTAACATAGTTCGCCAACTAACTGTATTACCTGGCATAGTTACATCGTCTGCCGCCGTTGCAATGTTATTTTTTAATAAACTTGCTACATTGTCTAACACTAATAATTCAAAGTCACCAGGCGTAACAACTACCTTTGCTACAGGGTCACCAAGACTAGTGTAAACATTGTTAGGATTGTCGTATTCAGATACAATTGTTCCCTGAGGATTTGTAAATGCATTGGCAATAATCTTAGTAATGACGCCTAGTCTCTTGACCTTAGCAGGAGGTGTAATCCAGATAGGTGTTTCAAACGTTAAATTTAAAATATCGATATCTTGACTTGCACCTTGCGGTACTTGTCTACTGGTCCAATTTGTACTCTTTAACTGTAATACTGTTAGACTAGTCCAGTCAACGTAGTTGTCTGTTGTTTGTAATTCAAGGCTAGGGTTGAATAGATAGGCTAACTGTTCAAATATCTGTAACTTCTGATCAGTGTTGGTTGTCCATAAATCTGCAGAAAATGTAAGTTTGTAAGGAGCAGGCATAATACGTTCAACGGTATATCCTAAACCTTGTGTTTCTAAATATCGACCATTTTCTTCATCAAACTCTCGTTCACGAATCTGCACCTTACTTACAAACGTAGGATCTTGTAATCTACTTTGTTCGTAGTCAAGTGCCTTAATATAGCAGGCAATAAACGGAGCCGAAGGCAATGTATTTTCACTGTTCTTCTTTAACAATGCAGCAGCCTGTCGACTAGGATCTCCGTACATAACAGGAATTTGAACAATACGACCACTACCATCTTTGTAACTAAAGTTACTCATCACACGCATATACTGGGTAAGATAGCGTCTTATTTGCCCGTCATAGAACCAATCCATATTAATTATCCGCCTTTGGTTTAAGTGCTTTGCTCAATGCTTGACGTTCTTCAATAACTTTTCCACTAATTGTAGCAGTTGTTGTATTATTGATAAAACTTGTCTTTTGTGTTTCTCTAATATGGAAACCTTGCCAAGGATCTTTAGCAACATCTTGTGCGCCAAAGTTATTCATTGTCATACGAACACCTTGCTCGTAGATGTTCCAACGTTTACCATCGTATCTAAACAATGCATTGGGTAGGTAATCTGTTCGTAAATGATATTGACCATTACTAGGTTCACTTGGAAATGTAATTCCTGAACCAAATACTGCACCGTTTGGAGGAACACCATTTCCATTATTAAAGCCTACATACATATTTCCGCCAGGTGTTTGTAGAACCATACTGGCATCCATAGTTGTCATACTAGCATCGTCAACTGCATCGGATACATCGGCATAGTCTACTAGTCCAGTTACATCTGTAGGAATAATAAACATTTGATTTTTATCATATCCACTTAGTGGAGCATCTGCGTTTGCCTGTTCAATAATTTGATTATTAATTTCAATGCTCTTATTGTAAGTACTCATCAAATCACGCAGTGTGCTACCATCCCCTGCTCCTGCGTCAGCATCTAAAATCTGTGCAAATTCTTGTGTATCTACTAATGGCTGACATTTAGCACGTAGTAAGTGAGGGTACCATGTTTGACTAAATCCACTTGCAGGACGAGAAACTTCTGTTACAACATAAAAACGCTTCAATGCAACTGTAGTATCGTCAAGTGCATACTCGTCTTTTAAGTGAGGAAGTTCTAACACATCACCTGGCATAATTTTACGTTGAATTGTATCAACCGTATTACGCAAGTGGAAATGCATCATAATGTTATCGTTGTTTAAAAACAAGCCAAACTGACTTAGGTTAAATTCTAAGTCCTGCATAGTATAGATACCACGCATAATATATACATCAGGATCATATTTTCGATCTCTGTTTTCCATTAACAAGACATCTTGAATACCAATTTCAGGAATATTTAATCCTGAATTGTTAGGAGTTGTAGGAGTACTTTCCCCTTCTGCAGGAGCTCCGGTACCTATGTATTTGTGTACATAGATGTCTGTTCCCCCGACCTGAAATTGTTCATTAATTACACGGTCTAGGAACCTAAAATCTGGGCCTTTCTCCGGCTTATACAGTGATAGTCTTGGCATAGTCTTGTATTTATAGGCTAAATATCATTATGACTGAGAACGAAACCGAACGCCAAAAGATTGTTGAGTATGTACAGGCTATGCTGGGCGCCGGCATGGTTGATGTAGAACTTGACCCTGTGCATTATAACACAGCAATAGACCGTGCCCTTAACAAATTCCGACAGCGAAGCACTAATGCTGTTGAGGAAAGTTACGGATTTTTAACTCTACAGGTAGATGTAAATGAATATACATTGCCTAAAGAAGTTATGAACGTTCGTCAGCTTTTCCGTCGCAGTATCGGATCACGTAGTGGTGGAGGCGAAGGCGGAACATTATTTGAACCGTTCAACCTAGCCTATTCCAATACTTACTTGTTAGCAAGTTCTAACATGGGCGGTTTAGCAACATACTATGCGTTTGCCAGTTATCAAAAGCAAGTTGGTAAAATGTTTGGTAGTGATATTAACTTTACGTTCAATAAAACTACAAAACTATTGACAATTATGCAACGCCCTAGAGCAGAAGAAGAACTACTATTATGGATGTATAACTATCGTCCAGACTTTAACCTACTGCAAGATCCATATGCAGGACAATGGTTAAAAGACTATTCTCTAGCAACTTGTAAAATGATGCTAGGCGAAGCTCGTGAAAAATTCAGCCAGATTGCTGGTCCACAAAGCGGAACAAGTCTAAACGGCGCCGCACTAAAGGGCGAAGCCAAGGCAGAACTAGAAGCTCTAGAGTTAGAATTGATCAACTACAAAGAAGGTGGAACTCCACTTACTTTCGTAATTGGCTAAAAAATAGTTGACACTTCCTTAAAAATACATTAAATTATAGTATCGCAGGAGATACTATGATTATTGGCTTCGTTGGGTTTATTGGTTCTGGCAAAGATACTGCCGCAGACTATTTGGTTAACTTTCATGAATTTAGGCGAGATAGTTTTGCCAATACACTTAAAGATGCTGTAGCTAATGTGTTTGGATGGGATAGAACATTACTAGAAGGCCGCACAAAAGAAGCCCGCGAATGGCGAGAACAGGTTGATACGTGGTGGGCAGAACGTTTAGGGATGCCTAAACTTACACCTCGGTGGGTTTTACAATATTGGGGTACAGATGTGCTTCGTAATGCATTCCACGACGATATCTGGATTGCTAGCTTAGAAAATAAAATGCGTAAAACTGGTGACAACATTGTTATTTCAGATGTACGCTTTCCTAACGAAATTAATGCAATTCATAATGCCGGTGGCATTGTAGTCCGTGTAAAACGAGGTCCTGATCCTGACTGGTATGATGCCGCAGTGAGTGCAAATAAAGGACCAGACGGAAATTCTTCCTGGTCAATAAGCAAACGCAAGTTAGAAAAACTTGGAATCCATGCTAGCGAAACTGCATGGGTAGGTGGTAACATTGATTACACTATTAATAATGATTCCACTATTGACGATCTGTTTGGTCAAATCAAAGGGCTATTGCCAACTGGTGAATTGTCAGACGATGTAAAAATTGTATTAGATATTATTTAAAAATCAGGGCGCAGATCGCCCTGCTTCCATTTTACACCTTCTTTGTGTAATACCCGCTGACAGTTAGCGCATACTGTTTTTAAGTTTGTGTATCTTCCATTGGTTAGATTACCATCAACATGAAACACATTAAATGTTTCTGAGTGTTGACTCTTAAACCCGCATTTATCGCATTCGTTCTTTTTCTTATATCCGGATAACGCCCATAGCGGCTTTCCGTCCTTCCTGTCTCTTGAGCAATGGTCGCAGGTTGACCTATAAAATGGTTTACCTTCTTTGTAGTAGTTTACAGCCACAGGCCGCTCTCCGCATTTTTTACAAAGTTTTCTCATACCCGCCCTTTTTGTGCCCTTTTCTCCTTGTATTTAACCGCTATTTTTTACCATAAGCGACTAAATAAAACAAAGTAAATCCACTAAGGAGTTTTAAGATGGCAACATTACAATCACCAGGCGTAAGCGTATCAGTTATAGATGAGAGTTTCTATACTCCTGCAGGCGCCGGAACAGTTCCAATGATTTTCGTAGCAACTGGACAAGACAAAGCTAACGGATCCGGAACAGGAATCGCACAAGGCACAACAGCAGCCAATGCTGGCAAAGTTTGGGTAATCACAAGTCAACGTGATTTAACTGACACATTTGGTACACCGTACTTTGAAACTGATGCCGAAGGCAATTCAGTACACGGTGGTGAACTAAACGAATACGGCTTACAGGCTGCTTATAGCTTGCTAGGTGTTAGTAGCAAAGCGTACATTGTACGTGGCGATGTAAACACAAGCGAACTAGCAGCGTCTGCTAATGCTCCAACTGGTAACCCTGTTGCTGGTACATACTGGGTTTCAACAGATACAACTAAGTTTGGTATTAACGAGTGGAATAGTTCTACAGGTAAGTTTACTGTAAAAACTCCTCTTGTTATTGATAACAATAACATAGACAACACAGAAGTTTATGACGGTTCTGCACCAGCAGACGGATTTGGTACAGTTGGTGATTATGCCGTTGTTCTAACAAGCGACAATACTAACACAACATTCTACAAAACTTCTGCTGGTACATGGACTGAAGTTAAGACTGGTTTTGATAGCGGCAAGATTGTGGTACTTGCAGCTCACTATGATTATCCAGACTTTACAGCTGGCGGATTAAATGCAGATAACGGCAGTGTTTGGATCAAGACAACAACTCCAAGCAACGGCGCAGCATGGGATGTTCGTTATTTTAACGGAACTACATCTCAGTGGACTTCTACTACAGCTAACTTATATCCAAGTACAGCGGCAGCTATTCAGAAGTTAGACGCTACTACCGGCGGAAACAAAATTGCATTAGGTACTGTTATCGTAGAATACGACTATAAGCACGGTGCAGGAGCATCCAACGCTAGTGCAAATTACAAATTATGGATTCGCTATAGAAACAGCCCAACTAGTATTACATTAACATCTACACAAGCATCTGCTGTTGGTGCTTTTACTATTAAAGAAACACTAGCAAATGGTACATGGAGTGGCCCAGCCACAATTACATTGGCGCAAATTACCGACAAACTAGGTAAGCAAATTTCTGATAAAATCAATCAGAATTCTTCTTTAGTAAACGTAAATGCAACATGGGATCCAGTTACTAATAGACTAACAATTACTCACGCACTAGGCGGAGAAATGGTGTTTGAACAAACTACTAACCAACCGTTAGTTGACTTAGGATTCAGCGAGTCTGTTGCAAACCTATACGACGGTTCTACATACGATGCATATGACTTTGTTGCTACAAACTGGAAGCCATTGGTTTACGAAGCACAAACAACTGCTCCTGTAACAACTCCAGCAGACGGTACAAAATGGTTTGACTCTGGTCTTGATGTTGACATTATGTACAACAACGGAACAGAGTGGACTGGCTACTTGAACGCTTTCCCTGCATCGGATCCATTAGGACCAACAGTGGCAGCAAGTGCTCCAACTACACAACAAGACGGTTTATCTTCTCTTGTATTTGGTGACATTTGGGTTGATACTTCTAATCCAGACATGTACGGTAGAAACATTTATGTTTATGATGGTTCTGCTTGGGTACTACAAAACGTAGAAGATCACGATACACCAGACGGTTGGGTATTTGAAGATGCACGTTGGGGCGCAGCCGGCGCAGAAGCTGATGCCGCAAGTATTGTTGCATTACTATCCAGCGACTATGTTGATCCAGATTGTCCAGATCCTCGTGTATATCCACGTGGTACACGCCTATGGAATACACGCCGTAGCGGAAACAACGTAAAACAATACCACGCTGGTTACATCGATATCAATTCTACAAACCCACGTCAGGGCGACGAGTCTATGGACTTGTACGCTCCAGATCGTTGGGTAACTGCTAGCCCTAACGACTTGAAAGATGTTGGTCAGTTTGGTCGTTTAGCACAACGTAGTGTGGTTATCAAATCTCTAAAAGCAATGGTTACTTCTAACCAGGCTATCCGTGATACAGATACACTAAACTTTAACTTGATTGCAACTCCTGGTTATCCAGAGCTAATGCAAAATATGGTTGAATTTAACGTAGACAACGGACAAACAGCGGTTATCATTGGTGATACACCTTTCCGCTTAGAGCCAACAGGTACTGCATTGACTGCATACGGTAAGAACACTTCATTAGAAGCTGACAACAATGATGCCGCAGCAGTTACATATAGCACAGAACTAGCAATGTTCTATCCAAGTGGCTTTACAAATGACAACATGGGTAACAGTATTGTTGTTCCTCCAAGTCACATGATGATGCGTACAATTGTAAACAGCGATAACAAGAGTTATCTATGGTTTGCTCCAGCAGGTACACGTCGTGGTACAGTAGACAACGCTTCTAGTGTTGGTTACTTAAACGAAAACGGTGAATACAAGACAGTAAGTCTGCACCAAGGTTTACGCGATGTATTGCAAGATCCAGCAGTTGCTATTAACCCAATTGCAACATTGCCAGGTGTTGGTTTAGTTAACATGGGACAACGTACTCGCGCTCAAAACGCAAGTGCATTAGACAGAATTAACGTAAGCCGTTTGATTGCATATCTACGTAGACAACTAGCTATCTTAGCAAAGCCATATTTGTTTGAACCTAACGATAGTCAAACACGTCACGAAGTTAAAGCAGCAGTTGATGCATTGTTAACTGAGTTGGTAAGCCAACGTGCTTTATACGACTTCTTGGTAGTTTGTGATAGTTCTAACAACACACCTGCAAGAATCGATCGCAGTGAACTATGGGTTGATATTGCTATTGAACCAGTTAAGGCTGTAGAGTTTATCTACATTCCTTTACGAATCATGAATACCGGCGAAATTGCAGCCGGTTCGAAATAATAAGGAGCATTAGAAATGCCAATCGCAAGTTTATCAAGATTTTCAGTTCCGCTAGACACAGACCAAAGCTCCGCAAGCCAAGGTTTGTTAATGCCAAAGTTAGCGTACCGCTTCCGTGTTACGCTAGTTGACTTTGGTGTTGGCGGCGCACCTGCAACAGAATTAACAAAACAAGTTATGACTGTTGATCGTCCAAAGCCAAGCTTCGACGAACAAGTTATACACGTTTACAATAGCCAAGTTAAGATCTTAGGTAAGCCTAAGTTTGATGACATCAAGTTGAAACTACGTGACGACATGACTAACTTAGTTACAAACAAAGTTGGTGAACAAATGCAGAAACAGTTTGACTTCTTTGAACAAGCTAGTGCTGCATCTGGTCTAGATTATAAGTTCACAACTTACATTGAAATCCTAGACGGTGGCAATGGTGCTTATCAGCCAATTCCACTAGAAACATTTGAAGTACAAGGTTGCTGGATTAAGTCTGTTGCATATGACGGAGGCGACTACTCCAAGAGTGATCCACTAGGTATTGAATTAACTATCTGTTATGATAACGCATTACAGACAGTTGGTATTAACGGTGGACTAGTAGGCTTAGGCTTACCAGTCGGACGTACAGTCGGAACAACAGCTATCGGTAGTTAATACTTCCAAACAGAAAGAAGCTCGGGAAACCGGGCTTTTTTTGTGGCATAAATAATAATATGAGTAATGCATTCCACAACTTTCTGAGCAATAACGGTCAAGGCACATCGTTTAAAGGCTATTCCCATGCGACTAACTTATATGTTAATGGCAATTTTAAAAATGCTCCAAAGTTTGGATTTTTATATTTTGTATCATTTAATATAAATGCTGAGGTTATTGGTAATAACAGTGCATGGTATAACAAAGGAAAAGATTATGTTGCCGGTATGTTGGTTAAAAGAATTGACATGCCTAAATTTAAAATCTCAACAGAAACAGTTAACCAATATAACAGAAAAACAAAGATACAAACCAAGATAGATTACGAAGCTGTAAGTGTTGAATTCCATGATGACAACAGCGAAATTACAAATAATCTATGGACTCATTATTACAAGTATTACTACGCAGACAGCAACTACGGCGATGCTGTAGGAGGAAGTGATTCATCCCCTGCATACGGAGATACAAAATATAATGAAAGATCTAATGCATACGGTTTTGATACTCCTAAACAAATACCATTTTTTAGAAGCATAGACATCTATGTTTTACACCAGGGCAATTTTACTAAAATAACTTTAGTAAATCCAATTATTTCTTCTTGGGACCATGATAGTTTAGAACAGGCAGGAACCAGTAAGATATTACAAAATAAGATGTCTTTGGTATACGAGGATGTATTTTATAATTACGGAGTTATCAAAGAGAACGAAGATGCCCAAGGATATTCTGCTGTTTACTACGATAACGAACCTGGCTCATTATCAGTTGGCGGCAACATAGAAAATTCAAGACCGGATAATGTTGTTAATCAAGCCGCAGTTTTTGGACCTCCTCAAGATAATCCAAGACCTATTCCACAATACCCTTCTCCACAACCTCTTGAATATAGTCAAAGTCAGCTGAACAAATCATCTGCACAAATGCAACCTTCATATGCAACTCCGCGGCCTATTGGGTCAGGAACAGTTGGACTTGGACAAGCAAGACGCCCAAGTGGCTTTAGTATCTCTGGCATAAGCATTTGGTCAGGGTATGGCGGTCTACACGGAAAAGCAGTTGTACAGGCCGGCCCTATTAGATTGGTACTTAAGAAATGAGTTACAGTAATCTCCCACCTTCACCAACTAATTCTATCTCTGCTTCTGCAGATGGATTATATGTAAAACCTCTTGAATTAGATCCTGCAACATTTAACATGATGAAAGGGTTCTTTGAAAGCCGTCAATTTGATAAGGTAGCCGCAGAAACTATTGCCGTTGCAATTATTAAACAGGCAAAGATGGATGGATATAATCCACTACAAGTACTAGATACATTAAAGGGCATTGACTCTCTAACATTGAATTCGGTAGTATCTGATATATTAAACTTTAATAGATACAAAACAAGTATGTTAGGCCACTCATTAAATAATGCTCCATTTGAACCTATCGCACGAAATATTTTAGCATGAGTTTGAAATTCTCTAAGGGTGCTTACAAATTAAAGAACCCTGACAAATATGTAGGATCAAAAGATCCGGTATATCGCAGTGGTTGGGAAATTGCAGTTATGCGAATGTGTGACGAAAATCCTGCTATTGAGCAGTGGGCAAGTGAGCCAGTAAGGATTCCGTATCGAGACCCACTTACTGGTAAACAGACTGTATATGTACCCGACTTCCTAGTAATGTTTATAGATCGCAATCAAAAAAAACATGCAGAGTTATGGGAAGTAAAGCCTGCAAATCAACAGCTAATAGAAAAAGTTGGTAAAAATCCATACAATCAAGCACAGTTTGTAAAGAATCAAGCCAAGTGGGCCGCAGCAAATATATGGTGTAGAAATCAAGGGATTAAGTTTCGTATCCTTAACGAGCACGATATTTTTCATAGCCCTGGTAAAAGTCGATAAGTAAAGATATGACAAAGAAACTTGAAGAACTTTTAAACTTGCCGCAAGCCGAAGAAGAACTCTTGGTTACGCCTGAGCCTGAACCGACAACTCCGCAACACGTAATTAGTTTAGAAGAAAAACTAGAAGAATTTGATAAAATTGCTGCCGCATTACCTAGAGTAAAAGGGCTAGGCGATGTTAGCGATATGGAATTAGACGGTCTTGCTAGCAAGGCAGAACAAGCATACGACGACCTAATGGACTTAGGAATGAATGTTGATCCTAGATACGGATCTCGTATGTTTGAAATTGCGGCACAAATGATGAATGCCGCTATTACTGCTAAAACAAACAAGATTGATAAAAAGTTAAAAATGGTGGACTTGCAGTTAAAGAAGTTAGCTATTGATAAGAAAAATGGCGGGGGAGACAACAACGGAACAGTAGAAGGTGAGGGTTATATCCTAACTGACCGTAATAGTATCCTCGAAAAACTAAAGAATCTTAATAAATAATACACTATGAAATCATTCAAAGAACTCCTATCTGAAAACGCCCAGCAAAAGAAATACGATTTCCGTGTTAAGGTTGCAGGAACGTTTTCCACCGAGCAAGAGACTAAGTTAAAGTCCATGCTTGAGCGTTACCAGGTAAACGCATTTAAGAAAGTAGGCGTAACACCTATTCAATCACTTCCGCTAGACTTTCCACAAGTTAAAAACTGTGAAGTTAGCATTTACGAAGTTACATTAGACTACCCTACTACCCAACAAGAACTTACTGAGTATCTTACTTCCGGGTTAGAAGTTAGCAAACAAAATCTAGTTGTTCGCAAACCAGGTGAACCAAGCGAAGGTTACCAAGAAGAAACTCCAAAACGCGAAGGCGCTTTGTTACAAGATCCCGACTATAAAGAATCTCCAAATGCACAATTTGAAGACTTTTATGGTGACAAGTATAACAGCGGATTTGTAAAAGAACTGAATGATATTCTAAAACTACAACGCAAGGCACGCGGAGAAGAAATTCCTATGGAAGCTGCCGCCAAATTCAACACTGATTCAACAGACAAACAAGAAAGTCTTTTAAAGTTTCAGGCACAGGACCTAAGGAAATAATATGCAAATGATCGACGTAATGAAGCGTTTAGCTGAGCTAGATGCTGGTAACCCAAACATTGTAAAAGAAAGCACTAACATTGAAGAATGTGGAATGATGCCAATGCCAGGAATGGGCGGCCAACATACTCCAGCTTCTATCAACATGACAGCTGATAGCGGCTCTGAACTAACAGGCATGCTACGTGACATTATGCAATTAGCAGGTGTACAACAAGCTGCTGAGCCAGAAGCTATTGCAATCGATATGCCACCAGCTGCTCTTACAGCAGAACCAATTGGCGATATCGGTGGAATGGATGAACCAATGCAATCTCCAGGCGACAAAATGCGTTCTGTTTTAGATAAACTAAATCCAGAACCAGCAGGTGATGAAGACGGTGAGCTTGGTGCGTTCCAAGGTGGAGACGATGAAGCCGGTGCAGAACCAGAGTTTGGTAATGACGGTGAAGATGGTGAGCCAGAAGACGACGAGGAAGAAGCAGACGAAGGACAATACGATAATAGTCCTGCAGATGCAGAACCAAAAGAGCCATTCAGTGCTAACGAGTTTGCTCATCAAGAAAATCAGCCAGGATCTGGCAACACCAGTTCTGGGCAAGAACGTCAACGAAACATGCCTACTGCTACATTTGAAAACTTAATGAAAGAGTACAAGTCTTTCATTGGAGAAGCAGAAGAGGAAGAAACAGACGAAGGTATCATGGACAAAGCCAAAGCATTTGGTAAAAAAGTCCTAGACAAAGTTGGTCACGGCGATGACGAAGAAATGATCAAAGACTTGCAAAAGAAAGCAGGTGTGCCACAAACTGGTAAAAAGCCAGAGAAGGCAAACGAAAGCATGGAAGATATTTTAAAACTATCTGGCCTAAGCAAGTAATAACACTTACTAAAACCAAAATAGCACCTCCGGGTGCTATTTTTTTCATTAAATAAAGATATGGCAAATAATAAATCGTTAGAAGGTAAGTTAATCAAGACTGCACATACTACTCAGAAATTCACTGAGGAGGATATTGCGAACTTAATAAAATGCCAAGATCCTGTAACCGGTCCTGCATTCTTCCTTGATAATTACTTCTTCATCCAACATCCTACTAAGGGTAAAATTCAATATCAAGCATTTGAATACCAACGTGATTTATTAAAAAGTTACAACGATCACCGCTTTAGCGTTAACATGCTTGGGCGCCAGATGGGAAAGACCACAACAGCCGTAGGCTATTTGCTATGGTACGGTATGTTCGTACCCGATAGCACAATTCTTATCTCGGCGCACAAATATACAGGTGCTCAGGAAATTATGCAACGTCTACGTTATGCATACGAAACCTGTCCAGACTGGATTCGTGCCGGTGTTACAAGTTACAACAAACAGTCAATTGAATTTGACAACGGATCACGTATTGTTGCACAAACAACAACCGAAACAACTGGTCGAGGTATGTCTGTATCGCTACTATACTGCGACGAGTTTGCATACGTTGAACCTAACATTGCTACAGAGTTCTGGACTTCTATTTCGCCTACACTAGCAACTGGTGGTAAAGCAATTATCACAAGTACTCCTAACAGTGACGAAGATCAGTTCTCATTAATTTGGCGAGAAGCAAACAAACGTCTTGACGAATTTGGTAATACAACTGTAGTTGGTAAGAATGGATTTGCACCATATATGGCAATCTGGAATCAACATCCAGATCGCGATGATAAGTGGGCAGGGGAAGAAAGATCCCGTGTAGGTGATGAACGTTTCCGACGAGAACACGAATGTGAATTCATTATCTTTGATGAAACGTTGATCAATAGTATTAAACTTGCTGATATGGGAGGAATTGAGCCTATTATGAAAATGGGACAATGCCGCTGGTACAAGAAAATTAATCCTAGGCATACATATCTGGTTGCGCTTGACCCATCCTTGGGAACAGGTGGTGACCCTGCTGGTATACAAATTATAGAACTACCTAGCTTTGAACAAGTAGGAGAATGGCATCATAATTTAACACCTATACAAGGACAAGCACGTATCCTGAGAGACATTTGCCAGCACATAAACGACGAATGTACTAAGAAGGGTGCAACGCTTAGTCTGTATTATAGTGTAGAAAATAACTCCGTAGGTGAGGCTGCATTAGTTTCAATTAGCGAAATGGGCGAAGAAAGTATACCTGGATTATTCCTAAGTGAGCCAATTAAGAAAGGGCATGTACGCCGCTATCGTAAGGGATTCTATACAACAGCAACAAGTAAGATTGCTGTATGTGCTAAATTAAAACATCTATTAGAAAGTAATAGAATGAAACTTAACTCTAAAGCAGTAATTTCAGAGTTAAAAACCTACATTGCTAAAGGATTAAGTTTTGAAGCAAAAACAGGGCAACACGACGACTTAGTTAGTGCGCTATTGTTAGCTGTACGTATGGCAATGGTGTTGCAAGACTGGGATCCAGCAATTTACGATAAAATGCGTGAAGAACGCGAAGATGAATGGGTAATGCCAATGCCTGTATATGTCAGCTCGTTTTAACTAAATAAGCATTATGAAAGCAATTCAAATAATCTCCCAAGACCTGTTCGACAAAGTTCGCAGCCGTTTCCAAAATTTAGAAATGGGCGACGAAACAGGTGCAGTTACCATTGATCCAGCAAATGCTCGTTTCTTTGACTTTGACTTCGTAGCAGAAGGTAATAACTTAGGTCGTGTTAGCATCAGTTTAAACGATCTTGGAAGTTTAAAAGTTTACTACAGTCAAGGTATTACAGAAAATCAAGACGACCCTGCAAAAAAGAGCTGGTACAGTTTTTTAAAAGAAATGAGATTTTTTGCTATGCGAAGATTATTAAGATTTGATACTCGCGACATCGCTAAGACAAATCTAGACAAGAATGATTTCCAACATCTTGCTACTACACAAGGCCCTAAGGAAGAACCCGATATGACACAAATGAACGAATCTCGTTGGAACAACAAAAGTACCAAAAAAACAAGTCGCGCAGTTAAGGGACGTACAGAAGTTATCGTTCGTCACAATTCCGCAGTTGACGAAATGTATCCAGGCGCACGTAGCCAAAAGAAAAACATCAAGGCAATCTTTATTCAGAACGCAGATGGTGAAAGGTTTAAGTATCCATTCATTCACCCAGCGGGCGCATTCGCTATGGCACAACACGTTGATCACGGTGGCGTTCCACATGATGCAGCAGGCAAGGCAATTATCACAATGAGTGAACAAATTGCTCAACTACAAGAATTCCAGCGTAAAATTCACAGCTCTACTCTGCACGATGACGCAACAGGTATTACAGAACGAGCCATAGGCCGATTACAAGAATTAAAAGCAAGAGTAGACGCATTAGGTAAATGTCACCACTACGAATCGTGGGTTGCAGAAATGAATGGGCAACCTACCGCTGGTGACGATATTATGGAACTAGATGCTGTTACTATGGAACAGTACAAACAAGCATTTACACAAACTAGTTTCCAAGAAGAATTATCAGGATACTTCCCATTATTGCACAGAATCATGAGTGAAACTAACAAGGTTGATTTAGAAGACTATGTTAGCGAAGCCGATGAAGAGAAATGTAATGAGTGCGGAATGTATGAAAGTAAGTGCGAATGTGATCACGAAGATAACGTTAAAGAAAGCGCATTTGACTCATTTGAAAACTGGGCAGAAGCAGTTGAACAAGGCAAATTAGCCGATGACGAAATTGAAGGATTGAAACAAGCAATCGCAGATACAGCAGAATTAAAATTAGGTCCTGACGGTCAAACAGCATGGCAATTTTTCAACAACTTTGGTTTAGATGATCGCGATCTAGAAGATAAATTTAAGGCAGCAGCAGAAGTAGACCCAGAAACAGATCCAATGGAAGTGTTTAAGTTATGGGCAGATGAGAACTATCCTGAACTAACAGTAGCATTAGGAATGAGCGGAGATATGGCACCACCAGAAGAACCTGCCGCTCCAGAAGCACCACCTGTTGAACCAGGCGCAGAACAACCAACTGCTGAAAACGAAGAAGATAAAGGTATGGAGCCTGTAATGTCTCGTGAAGGTGTTATTAAAGAAGTTGCTAAAATTGTTAAAAGTTTTTATAACGCAGACAATCCAGATGTTGGCCCATTCCGCGGCGGCGAAGGCATTGCACTAGATTGCAAGAAACAAATTGCAGAAAAGTTTGGTGACAAAGCCGGTGCATTTGCAGAAGAAATGGCTGGCAAGTTTATTGATAAACTAACACAAGAGTGGCACCAGAAACACGGTCATGTGGCAAATGGTCACGGTGACGATGGACTAGCAAGACTAAAAGAATTACTAGGCAACGTTAAACAAAAAGTTGAATCTATGGGCGGCGACACAGGTGTTCCACCAAGTAACATTATGGCAGGCGAGGAAAAGAATCCTCAACATAGTCACCAGTATGACACCACAATGAAACACGCAGACAATCCAACTGTACAGCAACGTATGGCAGCACACGATATCAAACCTGGTATCAAAGGCTACCGCGATCGTATTGACTTATTAAAAGATTTGGAAAGAACTGGTAAATTAAAATCAGAAGAATCCGCATTTGAAGCCATTATGAGATTGGCAAACTACAAAAAATAATTGGCAAAATAAACCATATTTCAAGCGCCATTTAGGTTGCTTTAATAAATAAAACTGTGCATACTAAACACATGCACAGTTTTTCTTTTTAGTCAGTGGGCTTTAAAGAAGAGGCATAATATAACATTTATTAAGGAAATCATTATGGCAACGTTAGCAGAAATTCGCGCAAAACTACAAGCATCTTCACAGCAAAACTCCGGGCAATCCGGTGGTGGTGATAATGCAATTTACCCTCACTGGAATATGCCAGAAGGTTCGACTACAACAGTTCGCTTCCTTCCAGACGCAGATCCAAACAACACTTTTTTCTGGATTGAAAGAGCAATGATCAAATTGCCTTTTGCCGGTGTCAAAGGTGAAACCAATTCCAAGCCAGTGACTGTGCAAGTCCCTTGTATGGAGATGTGGGGCGAAACATGTCCTATTCTTACTGAAGTACGTCCTTGGTTCAAAGACAAATCTTTGGAAGATATGGGTCGTAAGTACTGGAAGAAGAAAAGCTACATCTTCCAAGGTTTTGTAGGCGAAAGCAAACTACAGGAAGATAAAACTCCTGAAAACCCAATCCGCCGATTCATCATCGGTTCGCAGATTTTTAACATTGTTAAGAATGCGTTAATGGATAGTGAAATTGAAGAATTGCCAACAGACTATGTCCGTGGCTTGGATTTCAAGATTGCTAAAACAACTAAAGGCGGCTACGCTGACTATTCTACTTCTACTTGGGCTCGTCGTGAACGTGCTTTGAGCGAAGCAGAAAATGCGGCTATTGCACAATATGGTCTTCACGACCTAAAGAGCTTCTTGCCTAAGAAGCCAACAGAAGTTGAACTCAAGGTTATGAAAGAAATGTTTGAAGCGTCAGTAGACGGTGAAGCATTTGACATGGACCGTTGGGGTCAATACTTCAAGCCAGCAGGCTATGCTGGTAAAGGTAATAGCGAAGGCGGTTCTGCTCCAGCAGCCGCACCAGTAGCTCGCCCAGCACCAGTGGCATCTACTCCTGTAGATGAAGATGACGTCCCTTTTGAAACTGCGGCAGCAACACCCGCTAAAGCTGTTGCGGCAGAGCAATCTGCTCCAGCAACTGGTGATGCAGGTTCACGTGCAGCCGATATCATTGCGATGATTCGCAATCGTCAAAAGCAATAATTAGGGGACTAGCATGGCAAAATCCTTTGATATTTCAAAGTTTCGTAAATCTATCACCAAGTCTATCGACGGCTTAGGTATTGGATTTAACGATCCTACAGATTGGATTTCAACAGGTAACTATGCTTTGAATTATCTTATCAGCGGTGACTTCTACAAAGGAGTTCCGCTTGGTAAGGTAACTGTGTTTGCCGGTGAATCCGGTGCAGGTAAATCGTATATCTGCTCTGGAAACATTATTAAGGCAGCACAGGAACAAGGCATCTATGTTATCTTAGTTGACTCCGAAAACGCTCTTGATGAGAAGTGGTTACTTGATCTAGGTGTAGATACAAGTGATGATAAACTTCTAAAACTCAACATGGCTATGATTGACGATGTGGCTAAAACCATTAGTGAATTCATGAAAGAGTACAAAGTTATGCCAGAGGAATCGCGTCCTAAGGTGTTGTTTGTAATTGACTCTTTGGGTATGTTGTTGACTCCAACTGACGTTAATCAGTTCGAAGCAGGTGAAATGAAAGGTGATATGGGCCGTAAGCCTAAAGCACTTACATCGCTTGTTCGTAATTGTGTTAACATGTTTGGCTCTTGGAACGTTGGTATGGTTTGTACAAATCACACATACGCCAGCCAGGATATGTTTGACCCTGATGACAAGATCAGCGGCGGACAAGGCTTCATTTATGCATCATCTATTGTAGTTGCTATGCGTAAGTTGAAGTTGAAGACAGACGCAGATGGTAATAAGACTACAACAGTTAACGGTATCCGTTCCGCTTGTAAGATTATGAAAACTCGTTATGCAAAACCGTTTGAGTCCGTGCAAGTTGAGATCCCATATTCAACTGGTATGAGCCCGCACAGTGGTTTGGTTGATTTGTTCGAAGCTAAAGGTATGTTGAAGAAAGAAGGCAACAGTCTTGTGTACACAACAACTGATGGTGAAGTTATCAAGCAATTCCGCAAGGCATGGGAAAAGAATGAAAAAGAAGGTTTGACAATCATGATGGAAGATATTTCCAAGAATGGCGAGAAAACTGAAACTCCAGTAGTAACAGAAGATAGCGAGGAAGCATAATGGAAGAAGATCTAATTATTGAAGTATGGGATGTGTTTAAAGAATACATTTCTGACAAAAATAAAGAAACTGCGGCAAATCATTTTGTTGACTTCCTAGTTGGCAAAGATGTAGAACTTAGTGTTCTTAAAGGACTAGTTGGATACGACTCACATTTGGACGATGCTATTGAATTAGTAGCAGGCGACGATGTTGAAGAAGACGAATTTGACGAAGACGATTGGTCTTACGACGAAGACGAGGATTGATTAATGACTTGGTATGCTAAAGTCTCTAAAGACATAGCACACCTCCCAAGTTGTTTAGATCATTTCTACAACGAACTAGAAGATGCAAGGAAAGAGGTCAAGATCCACGGAAACGTGGAGAAGGCCTCTGCCTCTTTGCCAGGTATTGTTGAACACCGATTTAATCAGCTTCAGGAGATGGAAGCTATACTAGAATATCTCAACATTGAATTGAGACGAATTCGTTCTAAGGCCTTCCGCAAGTACTTAGAAAACTATCAACGTGCATTAAGTAGCCGAGACTGTGAAAAATATGTCGAAGGTGAAGCAGATGTAGTTGATATGGAAAAAATTATCAATGAGTTTGCTATGCTACGCAATCAGTGGCTTGGAATTATCAAGGCACTTGACCAAAAACAGTGGCAACTCACAAATATTATAAAATTAAGAGTCGCAGGACTTGATGATATTTCACTTTAAGTGTATAATAAGCTATGAACATCGAAGATCTTGTTATTTCGTTAACTTATTCTAACATTGCCATGAACGCATGGGATCAAAAGTTGGTCCATAGCTTCTACGACCAAATTACACAAGGGTCAGGCTTCACTGAAAAGCAAAGTTCTCTGGCAATTAAGACATTGCAGAGGCATGCCGCTATGCTATCGGGGTTTGTTAAGCAAGATGTTTCAACTTTTCTAAAAAATCCTGTTTTTAGACTTCCTATTCGAAAAATTAGTAATGCCAAGAAGATGTCTATCATCTCACATCCGGTATACACAAAAATAATCACCGCAACATTTCCTTATAATGATGCAACGGTTGATAAAATTCGGAAGAGTAAGGATGACATTGGGTTTGCACAATGGAACAAGGAAGAAAAAGCATGGAATTTTGCACTTTCCGAAAATGCACTACAACTTCTTATGGAATTATTTGATCTATCAGAATTTGAAATGGATGCCGACCTTGCTGAGTTGTTCCAACAGACAACAAATATACATGCCAACATGGAAAAATACATCCCTATGTTGGTCATTGAAAATATGGTACCAAAAATTGTCAATTCTGCGGCAAATATGCCAGAATTAACAACTACAGATATTTTACATTCGATGTTCGAAGCACGTAGGCGAGGTATCTCTACATGGGATGAAACAATTTCTAACTTTTTAGAAAGTGACGAAGTTGATTCTGTTACAAGGGCTTTCTTAAAAACTGATCTTGGTGAAAGTTTCCACATTGACAGCGAAATTCATGAAATTTCGTGCCTAGAAAATTTTGTCAAACATATGGGTCCATGTCTTGTTGTAATTCCAGGTGGTAGTGAGCTTGATACAACTTGTACTGCTTACGAATTTTTATCTGGCATAGGTATTAAGAATAATGAAATGAGCGTTATGTTCAGACTACCATCTGGTCCTTCCGAAATTTTCAATAAATTTGTCAAAGATAACGAATTAAATTCTCCTATCACAGAGGATACAAAAATTGTATTTGTCAGTAGCAAATTGCCTAAGCCTGTGTTAAAATCTAAGATTAAGTTTAACGGCATCATCAATCTAGGGTTCAGTAATGTACATTATACCATGAGAGATTTTGTGGGAAAACACGAAAATTTGGTATTTTATTCCAAGAAAAAACAACAAAGGGAAATGACGTTTGCCTTCATGTAAAATTATAATTAAAGACGAGGTTAACATTAAGATTGAAAATCTAGATCTTGATGCACGTAAAGCATTGGTCAAGAAATTTAAGTATGAAGACCCAACTGCACGATTCAGACCGGCCTATAAATTAGGTCGTTGGGACGGCGCGATTAGTTTCTTTGGTTTAGGTGGCACAACATATTTGTCAATGCTTCCGCAGGTGTTAGAATATCTTGAAAGCAAGAATTACTACATAGAAGTTGAAGATCTACGAAATCCGACCAACTTACAATTTGATAAAATTTCTGAGGATTTTTGGGGTGAAAACTGCTGGCCAGCTGGGCATCGATTTGCCGGAGAACCTATCAGACTTCGCGAAGATCAAGTTGAAGTTATCAACAAGTTTTTAGAAAATCCTCAGTGCATTCAAGAAATTGCCACAGGTTTTGGCAAGACAATTACCACTGCGACATTGGCGAAAATTTGTGAAAAATACGGTCGAACCGTAACCATTGTTCCCAACAAAAGTCTTGTTGAACAAACCGAAGAAGACTTTATTAACGTTGGATTAGACGTTGGTGTATACTACGGCGACAGAAAAAACTTAGACAAAACACATACAATCTGCACCTGGCAAAGTCTGAATATTTTGGATAAAAATTCCAAAAATATTGGTGAAGAAGAACTCCTAACATTGGCAGAATTATTAGAAGGTGTTCAAACTGTTATGGTCGACGAAGTACACATGGCCAAGGCAGAAGTGTTGAAAAACTTGTTAACACGTAACTTAGCCAATGCTCCAATACGTTGGGGATTAACCGGTACAGTACCTAAAGCAGATCACGAATTTCAGAGCATTCGTGCAAGTCTAGGAGAAGTTGTTCACCGTGTTAAAGCTCATGAATTGCAGGAAGCAGGAGTGCTTAGTGGATGTCACGTAAACATTATTCAGACTGCTGAGTGGAAAGAATTTGGTGGGTATGCAGAGGAGCTAAAATACCTTGTAACCAATACTGAAAGAATGACATACCTTGCGAATTTAATTAAAGGAATTTCCGAAACAGGAAATACATTGGTGCTTGTAGATAGGATTGAAAGCGGACATTTCCTACAAACACACCTAAGTGATTTATTTTCTGTCTTAGGCGAGAAGCCAGATGTAGCATTTGTATCAGGTGCTGTAAAAACGAAAGATAGAAAAGAATCATATGACGAAATTAAGACTGCTGACAACAAGATTATTGTGGCGACTTACGGTGTGGCCGCTGTGGGTATTAATATCCCCCGTATTTTTAATATGGTTCTTCTTGAGCCCGGAAAGAGCTTTGTCCGGGTTATACAAAGCATTG